ATTATTAGGATTAATATCAAGATTATTAAAATTAATAGAATTAATATCATTAGAATTAGGATTAATATCAAGATTATTAAGATTAATAGGATTAATAGAATTAATATCAAGATTATTAGGATTAATAGAATTAATATCAAGATTATTAGGATTAATAAAATTAATATCAAGATTATTAGGATTAATAGAATTAATATCAAGATTATTAGGATTAATATTAATTTTATTTGTATAATTAAAAAAGTCTTGTTCATTAACAACTGAAATCAAATTATATTTTTTGTCAATAAAAACAATTGTATCAAAAAGTGGCTTAACAAATAATATATTTTTTTTAATAAAAATAACATAAAATAATCCTGTACATAAAATTATATTATTATTAATAAAAAATTTTTTATTAACATTAATAATACTAGAGATTAGAAATTTATTTTTGTCTGAATAAAATTTTATAGATGAAAAATTATCATTATTAGTAACTATTTTTTTAATAGAAGATATAATATTAGACAATAATAATTTATAAAAACTAATAGAAATAATATTAAAAATAAAATTTATTTGCAATTGTTGATTTATATCTAATAATTCTGGAGGTAAAAATATAGAATTATTTAAGTAAATATTATTATTTAAAAAAATATTTGATTTTAGTATTAAATTATCATTAAAATATACATTTCCATAAAATTTAGAAAGTAATTTATTTTTATTTTTTTTATTACCTATTTTTATTTTATCAACTATAATACATTTTTTTTTATTAGAATTAGAATCAGAATTAGAAATATTATCTTTAATAATTGTTTTAAAAATATTTTTAAAATTCATAAATAATATTTTAGAATATTATAAATAAGATTCTTAACTATAAATTAAATTCATATAATATTAAATTTTATATATAATAATATTATTATTATATGAAAATAAATAGAAATATAAAAAAATCATCTAAAATAAGTTCAAAAAAATCATCTAAAATAAGTTCAAAAAAATCATTAAATAATAAAATAAATAAAGAAATAAAAGAAAATAATAAAATAAATGAAGAAATAAAAGAAAATAATAAAATAAATGAAGAAATAAAAGAAAATAATAAAATAAATGAAGAAATAAAAGAAAAAAAGAAAACAAGAAATATATATGAAAATATAGATTATAAAATAGAACCAATAAAATTGATATATAAATATAGAAATATAAATAAAAAAAATCAATATATAACATATATATTTTTAGGAATATTAGGAAAAAAATATGAAAAAATATTAAATAAAATAGAAAATTTAGATTTATATAATACTTTATTAGAAATAACAAAAGAAGAAGAAATAAAATTAATTGAAGGTTTTGGTGACATGTGGATAATAAAATTTTTTAATATTTATCATATAAGTTTATTTATAAATAAAATAGAATCAACATTAGAATTAAAAACAAAATTATTAAAAAAATATGATTTGATATGGTTAAATAATTTTATAGATAAATTTAAAAATGAATTAATATTTAAAAAAATAAACTATTCATATGGTAATTATGTATCTTTTCAATATAAAATTAAAATGGGAAAAAAAATTGAAAAAGTATTAATAGAAAAAGAAGATTATGAAGATATAAATTACACATCAGAAAAAAAATCTGAAAATATGGTAAATTTATTTAATTATCAAAATAAAAAAGAAGAATTATATAAAGAAGGAGAATTATATAAAGAACAAAATTCAGATAATAAAAATTGGGATAATATTTTAAAAGGTGGAAATAATGAAGATGAAGAAGAATATTTAAATTCAGAAATGGAATTAGATTTAGAAGAAGAAGAAGATTTAGATAATATTTTTCCTACAGAAATAACTTCAGAAAACGATGATGATATAATAACAGAAACAAAACCTTCATTATTAGAAATGGAAGAAGAAATAAATTATGATGAAATAGAAAAAATATATCAAGATGATGAAATAGACAAAAATATTAATACAACAAATACAATGATATCAAATATATTAGATAACAGTAAAATTATAGAAAAAAAAATAAATTATATGATAAAATTTGATGATAGTAAAGATGCAAATATTGAGAATGATAATTTAGCAAATGTATATAAAAAAAAATATATTTACACTCAATATATATTTAAGGATGATTCAATTAAAAATATTAAAAATAAAATATGTGCAGTAATAAAAGGTAATAAAAGATTATCAAATGATTTATATTTAATACCATCAAGAATATATCTATGGTCAGAATATATATATAATGAAAAAACAGAGAAAATAATGATAGGTCAAAAATGGCTTAAAAAAAATGAATTATTTAATATTGATATAGAACCATTAGAAATATCAAATTATGATAATTTAACACCGAATATTAAAAATTTACGTGATACAATGACAAGATTTATAGGGAAAATAATAAGAGAAGATGAAGAACATAATATATTATATGATTATAATAATTTTATGATAAATGATACAATTTATATGTGTGATATATATAATGAATTAGGACAAGATTATAAATGTAATACAGAACAATTAAAAAATATAACAGATACATTTTTTAAAATATATTTTCCAAAAATAAAAATAAATGATATTCAAGGAATAATAAATTTTTTAAATAAATCTGATATGAAAATAGAAGAAAATAAAATAAAAAATACATTTGATACAATTTATAATGATTTAATAATTGAAAAAGAAATAACAGATTTAATTGAAATTACGAAAATTAATAAAAAAAAAGATTATAATAAATTATTTGAAGATGGTAATTTTATAACTCAATCAGTAATACATGTAAATTTAAATATTATTGATGAACAATTACAAATTGAAAATTCTCAAACTATGAATAAAATCAATAAATTAAAAAATGATTATGGTTCAGTAATATTAGCAAAATTAGATTTATTTAGAATATTTAATGATTTTACCCCAGATATGAAATATCCATTTATTCAATATCAAGTTCCAAATGGACAAATAATTTTTAAATACTATGAAGAATATATGGATAAATTTACAAAATCATCAGAAAATATTGAAATGATAACAAAATGGTTTGAAAATTCACCATATGGTATATCATTTAAAATTTGTTTAAATAATAATAATAATGATGAATTATCTGATAAATTTATGGCAATAAATATTAATGAGATAGGGAAAGTTGAATATAAAACACAATGGAAAGAAGAAGATGCAGCTAATATTTATGATGTAGTAAATACGTATGAATATGTAAAAGTGTTAATAAGTAAAATAAATAAAATATTATTAAATCATCCAAGAAAAATTACAATAAAAATACCAGAAGATTATGAATTTAGATTTGCATTTATAAATTGTATTCAAAAATTTAAATTACCAAATAATAAAATAATTAATCATAATGATTTATCAGATTTTTGTGTATTTTTTTTTCCTTATATATCAATACAAATTGAACCTAAAAAAAGAATAAGTAAAAAATTAAATGCAGAATCCAAATCAAAATATGGAACATATTTAAGATATAAAAGAGTAACAAAATTTGATAATATAGCAAAAATAGAACAAAGAATTTTATTATATATTAAAAATTTTGATTTTGAAGATGATATTTTGGCAGAAGAAATATCAAAACAATTTAATATTACAACAGCAAGAGCTATTGATGAAATACATAAAATTAAAATTAAATTTCCAAATATTTCAAAAAATAAAAAATTAATTTTAAAAAAATCTGATGAAATTGCGAAATTTAAACCACCAGGAATTGGAATTGATATTCAAGGTAAAATACCAGAAAAATATAAAATTAGAATAAGTGGTGCAAGAGAACAAACACAATTAGAGCGAATAATAGTTTTTATGAATATATTAATATATTTATATTCTGAAACTTATATAAATAAAAATCCTGAATATCAAGAAATAAAAGATAAACTTAAAAAATTAACAAATATTGCAAAAAGAAGAGGAAAAGTTGATGAAATTGTACATTATCAAAAAGAAGTGAAAATAGTTAAAAAAATGACTCAAATAGATAAAAAACGTTTAGGTTTTACACCAGATGAAGGACAAAATCAATGGACAAGATCATGTCAAAATTCAGGAAATGATAAAAAAAGAAGACCTTTACAATCTGTTATTGGTAATTTATCACAATTATTATCAAAAGGTTATCATCTAAATAAAAAAACAGGCGATTATGAAAAAAAAGTTAAAATTAAAACAAAAGGAAAAAAAGATATGGAAATAATTTTAAAAACATTAAAAGTATCAGATATTGATAAAACAACAGGAATAGTAAATGATATATATTATAGTTGTGATCCTGAAGATAATGGAGATCATATGTATATTGGTTTTTTAACACGTTCAAATAATCCTTTTGGTGAATGTATGCCTTGTTGTTTTAAAAAAAATAGATTATTAAGTAAAAAAAAAGAAACAGTAGATTTTTATAAACAATGTATGCAACAAGATAAATTAAATGGTAATAAACAATTAAATTTAATAACAGGTGATATTTTATATATATTACAAGATACAAATAAAATACAAGAAGGTAGAATTGCTTATTTACCAAAATATTTAGATTTAATAATTAATATTCATTTTAAAAAAGATAAAGAAATTAAAAATCATTATTTATTAAAAACTCCAAGTTATTTTTTTAAATATGGTATAAATCAAGAAGATTATTCTTTTATAAATACTTTATCTACAGTATTAGGAATTTCTATTCAAAATATTAAAGATATTATTCAACAATTTTTAAAAAATGATACTGATGAATTGTACTATCTTTCTTTAAATGATGGTGATATTAGAGCTGAATATAGGATTAATGATTTTATAAGATTTATTATGGAATCAGAATTAGTAGATTATTATTATTTAAAAGATTTATTAAAAATTCCTGGACTTTTTACAAAAAATGGTATTTTACCTATTATTTTTAATAAAACAATTTTAATTAAAAATAATATTTCAAATGATAAAATTAAAGAAGATTTTTATTTACTCATTGATAATTCTATGGTTATAGATTTTAATTATTTTTTAAATATGTTTGAAGATAGAGATATTTTAATAATAATTAAAGATGGAAAGTATTATTATCCTGTCATAGAAATATCAAAAAATGATCAAAATTCTAAAAATATAGAAATTAAAAAATTATTTAATAAATCATGTAAAGAAGATTTACAAATTGTAGATTTAATGAAAGATTTTTATAATAATACAATATTAGATGTACAAATTGATTATATTAAATCACATATTTCTGGTAGAGAAACTAATATTATTTTAGAAAAAATATCAATAAAAAATCCAGAATTTACTGTTCAATATCAAGCTGTTGATTCTAGATTTAAATGCAAATATATTATAACAAAAGATAATTTAATTATTCCTGTATTACCATCTGGTATTATTAATAATTTACCAATAATATGTTTAAATAGTATAGAATATTCTAAAAAACAAGACTGTTTTTCAAATATTAAATTAAAAAATTTAAATGATACACAAAAATATCTTGAAAAACTTTATATTTTATCAAATAAAAAATTAAATATAAAACCAATTGGATTATTTTACGATTTTATTTCTGAAGATAATTTTGCTAATATTATTGGAATTATGACATCTAATAATGATATTGTTCCAATTATTAATCAATTAATACCAATAAAAGAATTAGATAAAAATAAAGTAATATATAAAAATAGACCATTATATTATAAACTTGATATAAAATTAGAAAATTATAATAAAAATTATTTTGAAATTATTGATGAACGAATTAAAAATGTTAATAGAATTAAATATTTAGATGAAGCTTATCAATTATTTAAATTTGAATTGTCAAATATTTTATCTACTGAAAAATATAAAAGTACTAAAAATGAACTTAAAAAATTAATTGAAAATAAAAAAAATTTAGATATTCAAGAATTATTATTAACATTATGTGTTAGCAAATTAGATGATAAAATTATTAATAAAGATTTAATTGGTAATGAACTTGTAAAAATTATTGAAGATATACCTGATGTTGATTATTATAAAATAAATAACCAAAGACTAATTTGTAATAATTTGAATGAAAATGAATGTTTAACAAATCCTCATTGTGATTATATTGTTGATACAAAAGTGTCTAATTTAAAATCAAAACCAAAATGTACTTTTATACTTACTGAAAAATATTTATTGGAATTTATTAAAAAAATTTCTATTGAATTATGTGAACAAGAAATAAAAGTATATGAATTATTAAAAGAAAAAAAATATTATGTTCAAGATATTGTTAATTATAATAATTTTGTTGAAAAACCTGGACAAAAAATTATTAAAAGTTCTAATGCAAATTTACATAAAATTTTAGCAGATCTCTTTGGTAAAGAACATAAACCACTTATAGGAAGAAGACATTTATTTAAAAAATATGATAATGATATTCAAATTTTACAATCTGAAAATCCTTTAAAAGATATTAAAGATGCTTATTCACAATTAATAATACCAAATAATTATTCAATTATTAGAGCTTATATTAATGGTTATTATTGGTTTAAACATAAATTATATAATATTTATATTAGAAATTTAGGATATTATTCTGATTTACAAAATGATATTGTAAATTTATTTAGATCACTTATTATTGACTGGCTTAATATTCCAGATAATATAAAATTGTTAATAGAATTACCAAAAAGTAGTAAAGAAATATTAAAAAATCCAATTGTTTATATTGATTTAGATTCTATTTCTTCATCAAGTGGAAAAATTATTATTAATAAATATATTGTTAAATTAATGCAAAAAAATTTAGAAGATAATTTTGGATTTTTTGAATTATTTATATTTAATAATATTCATAAAATACCTATTGTTGTTTTATTTAATGGTATTCCTAAATATTTTATTAATAATGATATAAAACTTATTAATAGTGATAACAATAAAAAATATCTTAATACATCCAATATTTGTATTAGTATAGATTTTAATTTAAATAATAAAAATGCAAATATTATTGAGGCTATTTATTATAAATAATTTTTATGCGTTTCAAATATATTTGTATATTTTAATTATAGAACACTTATGAAAAAAAAAAATTTTAAAAATAATATAGCAAATAATAATACAACAAATAATAATACAACAAATAATAATATAGAAGATAATAATATTGAAAATAATATTATTGAAAATAATATTATTGAAAATAATATTATTGAAAATAACATTATTGAAAATAATAATATATATTTAAAAGAATTACTTAGAAAACAATTAAAAAATATTCCATTACATAAAAAATTAAATTATAATGATATAAGAAGAATAAGTAAATTTATATCTTCATCAATTTTTGATGAAAATAAATGTTCTATTTGGAATGGTTATATTACAAATGAAAAAAATAAATCAAAGGGAACTTATATTAATTTTTATTTTAATAAAAAAAAAATTGCTTTACATCGTTTATTATATATTAATTATATTGAAGATATTTCTAATAATGAATATATAAAGTTTACATGTATTAATAAAGGTAAATGTTGTAATTTATATCACATGGTTAAAAATTCTTATAATAAAAATTCAGATATAAATAATAATTTAAATAATAAAAATGAAGATAATAATGAAATAATTAATATAAATACTGAAAAAAAAAATCTTATTATTGAATTTTAATTTTTATAAAACAAAAATTTATATTTAGAATATATAAATGAAAATTAATATTGAAAATAAATTTGAACCAGATAATTTAATTAAACTTGGCGGTTTTCCACCAATTTTTTATATTAATCAGAATTTAAAAAAAAAAAGAGAATTTAAAAATAATATAGAAAATAATACAAATATAAATATTGATAAATTAAATATTTTGAATATTAAAAATATATTAAAAAAATAATAAAATATTTTTAATATTAATAATAAAATATTTTTAATATATTAAAAAAATAATAAAATTTTTTTAATATATTTTTAATATTTTCATATTATATATTATTTATGATAAATGAAAATATTTTAAAACAAAATTCATTTAAAAATGAAAATATTAATATAAATAATACTGATAATGAAAATTATGTTGTTGATTCTATAATTAAAAATTCATTAGAATATTATGATAATTATCAACAAAAAATACAAAATATTCTTAATAATTTAGAATATGTTAAAATTATTAATAATCAAAATATTAATGATGAATATATTTTTTATGATTCTAATGACAATATTATTTTAAAATCAAGAATTGAAACTCTGTCTATTTTTACTCCTCAAAATAATACTTGGAAGTGGTCATGGTCTGTACCTTTTGCAAAATATAAAAATACATTAATTTCAAGAAAAATTTTAGAATATGCTTTCACATTAAATTCTGATTCTGATTTTCTTTTAAAATCAACACTAATAAATTCAAAAATAATTATTTCAAATCAATATCAATTAGATATTTATTTAGCCTTAGCAGCAAATTTAAGTAAAAATCCTTTTATTTTTAGAATCTATTTATATCCTTTTTTTGAAAATATTAATGATGATACACAAAATACAAATAATGCTAAATCTAAATTAACAAATAATACAGAAAATATTTATTATTATAGAAAAATATTAAATCATCCTGATAAAAAAAAATTTATATCTATTTTCTCATTTTTAATTGATTATAAATTTTAATTTATTTGAATATACTATATTATATTATATATTTGATTCAATATTATTTGTAGAATATAATATTGATAATATTATAATAATTCCTATAATTATTAAACTAATTCCAATTATTGAATTATCAAAATTATATAATCTAACAATATTTGGATTTGATTGTTTATAATATATTGTAATCATTGATTCTTGTATTGGTGGAACTATTGAATTATCTATTATTATTGTTTTTGAATAATGTATTTTGTTTGCTAAATATGTTATATTTATTTTACATTCAGATTTTAAATTAGATGTAGGATTACATATTATATTATTAATTTTTGCTTTTGTACATATAAGATCATCTTTATTAAAATATAAATAAAAACCGATTATTATTATTATTATTCCAATAATTATTATAAAAATAAAATTTTGTTCAGTTCCTCCTATACCTCCTATCATATTATTATTTTTAATAATATTTATAATTTTTAAATCTAACATGTTATTATAATTATTTATTGGTGTATTTAGAGAATATTCCATTAAACTTTCCATAATATTTATATAAATTATATATAAATTATATATAATAATTTATAAAATACTATTTTTAATTTAATATTAAAAATAATTAAGTAATTACACTATATTATTATATAAAAATGTATTTAATTAATTTTTATTTGTTTTTTTTATTTTTTAATACTGTAAATATGTTTTTTTTATTTAATAAACCAAAAAAAATAATAACATTTTCACCATCTGGTTTAAGTGGATTTTATTTACTTGGTGTAGCATCATATTTAAAAGAAACATATTATTTAGATGATTTTATTTTTTCTGGTTGTTCTTCTGGTGCTTGGATATCATTATTATTAAGTTATAAAGGTGAACATAAAAAAATAATTAATAATATATTAAATATTTCTATTAAATCACAACAAAATGTTAAATTATTAAGTACAAATATTAAAAATGAATTATTATTAAACTATAATACAAAAGATTTTAATTTAGATAATGTTTATATTGGCACAACACATGTTGATAATTTTTCATTTAAATTTATTATTTATAATGATTTTAATTCTCTTGAACAAATAATTAATTGTTGTATTGCATCATCTTTTATTCCATATATTATTGATGATAAACCTTATTTTATTTATAATAATAAAAAAATAATTGATGGTGGTTTTAGTGAATTGTCATATTTTTATAATAATTCAATATTAAATGTTAATATGAACTTATGGAAACAAAAACAATCATTAACAAAAATAGAACAATTTATTAATCAAATTAAATTATTTACTGAATTATTAGCAATTAATAAAACTAATTTAACAGAACTTTATTTACAAGGTTATTTGGATGCAAAATCTAATACACATATATTAGATTTTAGTTTATACAAATATAAAAAAAACTTTTTTAAATATCTTAAATATTAAATTAATTATAAATTGGAAAATTAGTTCCATTATTCCAAACAAAATTTGTTCTTGGAATTATTAATGGATCACCTCTAACATCATATGACATATTTGATGTATTACCAAGTGCAGTATTTAACCATGGAAAATTTGTATAACCATTTGACATTGGTATATAATATCCATTATAATATGGAGAATCTGAAGGATTTATTAAAGGATAAAATGGAAATTTATATGTGTTTAATGGAAAATTAAAATAGGATTGAAATGTTTGATATGCATTAAAATTTTCTATTAAATTATTTTGATTTAGATATAATATAATTATACTCAATATTAAAACAAATTCTAAATACATAAAATTTTTATTATTTAATATTAATTTATAAAATTAATATTAAATTTATAAAATATAATTATTTTCTTAATTTTAAATATTTATTTTTATATTTTAAATATTTATTTTTTAAATTTGATGTATCTTCTTTTTTATTTTTAAATTTATTAAATTTATCAAAATTTTTAAACATTTCATTAATAAATAATCCAATAAAAGAATAAGTACTATTTAAATAATTTATAATTCCTACATCAACATTTTTAAGTTGCACATTATATTCAACTGGTTTACATTGAATAAAACCTGCAATTATAAATGATTCTGTTAATCCTGCATCAGTTATATTATCTTTTTCAGTTAATACTATTTTTATTAATGACCTATAAAATTCTACATTATTATCAAATTTATATAATTGTTTATTTTTTATATAATCAATTGTATATTCATTATAATATAAATTATACTCTATATTATCAATTTTGACAACCATTTTATTTATTTTTATATTAAAAATATATTCTATTTTATTATCATTATCTACAATTATTGTAGAATAATTTAAAATATCTGTTTCTTCTTCAATAATATCATCTATTATAACATCTAATATTTGTCCTAAAGTTACATATATTAATGTTAATTTACAAATATTATTATTATCTTTAATTTTACAATTAATATTATTAAAATAATTTAATATTTGAATTATTTTTTTTTTATTATTTTCTAGACTATTTATTTCTATAAAATTTTTAATTTCATAATATTTCATTCCATCTGTTAAATTAAAAAATTCTATAAAATTATCTTTTGTATATAAATTATTATTTAATTTTTTTAATATTATATTTATATAACTATTACTACTTATAATATTTTTAATATTATTATCATAATTATTAAATACATTTCCACATTTTAATAAATAAAAACAATAAAATAATAAACTAAAATATGCTCTATTTTCTTCTAAAATTTCATTATTATTAGTTATATTTAATAAATTTAAAACATCAGTGTCAAGCCAATAATAATCATTAAATATTTTTTTATTATTATTTATTAGAAATTTATATTCTGAAAATTTATCAATTATTTTTTTTTGTAATTCAAAATTAATTAATGTTTCAACTGCATAATCTAAATATTTTGCATATTGATTATTATTATCTGATAATGATTTAAAACGCATTAAACCCAATTCACTTTCTGATCTATAATAAGTTAATTTATTTATTATGTTTTTATTGCTAAAACTAATAATATTTATATTTTGTTTATTATTTTCATAATAAGTACTTAAAACAATAAAACAAATATTATTTATTGTTATTACAATTTTCTTATATATTAATGTTAAAATATAATTACAAAGTTTATAAATTAATTCATTATCATAAGAATTATTACTATTTGTATTTTTATTTGCAAAATTATTTAAATAATATCCAATTTTAAATAACAAATAATATTCATCATTAATTGAATTTGGATTAAATATACTTGTTTCAATATTTAATTCTGATAAATCAATGTAAAAATATTTTTTAATATCATGAATTAAATCTATAATATTATATATGTTATTATTTATAAAATTTTTATAAATTTCTTCAATTTTAACAATAAAATTATTTATAGAAAATGGAATAATAATATCTCTAAATAATTCAGAATTTTTACTTTTATTTAATTCAATTATTATATAAACAAGAATATTAAATTCATCTTCTTCAATATTAACATTATTATTTTGATTTTTAATAAAATCAGTATAATTAAAATTTTTTATGTTTTTTTTAACATATTCATCAATAAAAAAAATATTTTTATTACTCATTTATATATATATATATATAATTTTATTTTATAATAAATATATTTTTAGTAAAAAATCCTTGTTTTTTTACATAAATTAATGTTAAATAAATATTTTTAAATAATAATTTAATATTTGATTTTGAATTTACCAATTTTCTTATTTTATATAAATTATCATCAATATTATCATATATTTGAATAATATTTGAAAATAATAATGTGCATAAATTAATATAATTTTTGTCATAAGGATAAAATTTTATACCAATTACTTTTATTATTTGAAATAATTCTATTAGTATTTTATATTTATCAATAATATATATATAATAATTAATTTGATTTTGATCAAAAAAATTTTGCTTAAATTTAATTGATAATTTGAATATATCTTTTTTAGTATTGGAATCTAAGAAAGTAAATATTTTATAAAAATTAGTTTTTATTTCGTTTGAAAAATTATTAATTAAATTAATTAAATCAAAAAGATTATTATTTGAAATATTTGTTATTTTTTCTTGTACACTGTAATAAATTAAATAATTATATATATTATCATAATTAATATTAAATAAATCAATAATATTATTTTTTATTTTTTTTTTATTTATATAAAAATCATTAGATGATAAAACAATATTTTTTAAATATTTGTCTAATATTATTGGAAAATTAACAAGTGGAAAAAAATAATATTTATTTTCTAATTTATATATATCAGGTGTATAAGACTCATCAATAACTAATTCTTTAGTATGATTATCAAAATCATATAAATATTTAAAATTTTGAATTGATATATTTGAATACCATTTAAATTTATCATTTGATAATAGTATTGTATCAAAATTATTTTTTTTTAATAAAGTATAAATAAATAGTAAAATATGATCATCTTGTTCTCTTATATTATTTTTAGAATGTAAAATAGATATAAAATGATGATTATCTAAATTATTTTCAGTTTCTGTCATATTATTTAATTTACTATTATAATTATGATTGTTTTCATTTGTAGTTTTTTTTATATTTAATATATTTATAGTATTGTAATTAAATAATAAATTTGTAATAATAATTTTAATTAATATTAATTTGATTTGAATATTTAGATTTAAAGAAGTAAATGGTTCAATATATTGGCTTTTAGACGAATATTGACTCATAGATAAATCATTTGAAAAATCAATATCTGATTCTTCTTTAAATTCTCCATTTAACCATGTATTAAAATAATTTAAATATTCATCTTCTTTTAAAATTGATTTTAAATAATTTTGTATTTTAAAAGATTTTAGTAAATTTTCTACATCAATAATTAAAAATTGTTTATTATTATCTTTATATTTATTTATAAAATTTATCAAGTCAATTTTATATTTTTCTAAATTATTATGTAAATTTAATAATAATATTTTTTTATTATCATCAGTGTTATTAATATTATTTGAAAAATATTCAAAATGACTCTCTATATTATAATCTAAATTATTATTTAAATTATTATTTGGATTAATTGATTTTGTTATCCAATTAAAATTTATATTTTCTAAATATTTTGATATTATAATATAATATTCATAAAAAAGATCTGCATGTGTTTTTAAAAAAATTAATTTATCTTTTTTAAATTTATTAATTTTTTTTTTTATTATTTTTTTATTATTTATAATAAAAACTTCATAATTATTATCAATATTAAATAAAACATTATTTTCTTCTTCTTCTAATTTTGTATAATATTTGTTTAATTGCAAAAATATTTCTAATATTTTTTTATTTGTAATTAGTTTAATATCAATTTTCCATATTTGTTTATTCCAAAAATTTTTTATAATATTAATATCAGATGACAATGTATCAGAAAATTCATTCATTCATTCATAAATTTATTTTATAAAATATTTTTATCTTGATAAACTATTTTTAATCATAATTTTTATTATATATAATAATTTTAATAAAAATAAACACGAATTTTCTATTAAATAACAAATATCTATTATAGTAAAAAAATAATATTTAATTATAGATTTAATGTTTAATATTAAAATAAAGTTGTATTAATTTATATAATTTGCTAATTTCTATAACACATTTAGATTTTATTAAATTAGGTTATGATTTTTATTAAAATAACTTTTTTTTATAAAATTTTTTATTTTATCAAATTTTTTATTTTTTGAAAATTTTAGTAATAAAATTAAAATAAAAAGTAAAATAAAACTTATAGTTATTAATTTAAATATTTTTTTTGAAACAATATTACAATTTGATGAGCTTATTGTAGAACAATTTGATGAAGAAGATGAAGATGATGAAGAAGATTTAGAAACATAAATATATTTTGCAATAAGTTTTGCAGAAGAAAATATAGTCTCATTACAATTACTATATTTTGTAACATCAAGAATAATATCACCTGTTTTAAAATCAACTAATATAGCATTACTTTTAAAAAAATTAATTATATTAATTGTAATATCTTTTTTTATTTTTTTATTAATAATAGAACTAATTGAACTAATTGAACAACTTGAATCACTATCAGAAGATGAAGAACAAGATATATCATATAAATAATGATATTCATCTGTTTGAGAACTTACACTTACATCTAAATCTGATTTAAAACAAATATTTTTAATAGTTATATTTGTTTTAATAACTTTATGATTACGTTTAATAATTTCAAAACTTACAATTGCTTTAAAATATTGATTAGAATAATTACTTATGAATTTATTAATAAATTTAATATTATCACATTTTTTAAAATGTTCTAAGGGTTTAACATCTGAAGGATCTTTAAAATTTTCAGATGAATATAATGAAACCAAATAAGATTTATTTTCTTTAATAGTCATATTATAAATTACAATTATAAATTATTTTTATTATCAATGTAAATTATTTTATTTTAATATTAAAATAAAATAAAAATATATAAATCATATATACTTTTTATAATAATACATTTATAAAGTTTTTATTTTTAAATGTGTTATTATAAAAATTATATATTTGCAATAATACATTGTTTTATTTTGGATTCAAGTATATATTTTTTTTTTAAATAATTTTCCATTGCATTATTATATGTATTATAATTTAAATAATATTTAATAATATTTATTAAATTATTAATATTTGATAAATCATCACTAATTTCATCAATAAAAAAAACCAAGTCTTTATACAATTCCATATTAAAATTATCTAATAATGATTTTTCTGATATAATTATTTTATTGTAATTTAAAATTTCATTAATTCTACATGTTTCCAAAGCAGATTCATTATAAAAATGAATATTTAAAATAATTTTTGATTTAATAATATATTTTATTTTTTTTTTGTCATAATATTTCCATCCTATTTTAATTTTAAAATATTTTAATAACTCATTTAATATTCGACTTCTTCTTTCATTTTTATGTCCAAAAAAAAATATATCATATTCACAATCTTCATAATTAATTAATAATTTATTAAAATTATTAACAGTAAAAGGCATTGGTGTTAAATATAATTTATTTTTACAAAAAATTTTATATTTATCTGATAAAATATCTGAAAATTCCCAAACTTTTTCTGCTTTTTTTATCATATAGATAATTTTTTTGAATAGTTTTAAATTTGAAAAAATAATATTATTTTTTTGTTCAATTTGATAATATATAAATCTTTTGGGTAATAATAAATGATTTTCATTATTATATAAAATTATATATAACTCATTTATTGTTGAATCTAAACAATCATTAATATTAATTTTTAATTTAATTTCACATTCATAACCATATGATTCAAAAATTAATTTAAAATATTTTCCTATTGATATTATTATTGAACTTGTTATTATTATTATTTTATTTTTTAAAATATTATTTGTTATAATTAAAGGATTATCAAATTTTAAATAAATCTCAAAATAATTTTTTATTTCATTTAATTCAAATTCAATAAAGTCATTTTTATCAACTTTGAACTGTATATTTTCAATGTCATAAATAATATATTCATAATTTTTAAATTTAACTAATATATTTTTCATATTCATTCCTATTCCAATTTTTATATTTATTAAAATATTTTTTTTAAAATTAATTATTATTTTATAATCAAATAAATTTATATTTTCTACTGTCATGTCTTTTTTATGCAATGGTGTAAAAATAATTAAATTTTCATTTATTTTTTGTCTATATTTGTTACTTGTTATATTACATATATCGCTTAATATCATTAATTAAATCTTATAATAATATTATAAGATTTAATTTTAATTAAAATTAAATTTTTAAATTATTATTTTGTTTATTATTTTGTTTATTATTTTGTTTATTATTTCATTTAATATTTCATTTATTTCAATATTATTTAAATTTTTATCTATTGTTTTATCCATTTTATTTATTGTTTCATCTATTGTTTGATTAGTACCAAAATTATTTATTGTTTCATCCATTGTTTCATCTATTGTTTCATCCATTGTTTCATCTATTATTTCATCCATTGTTTCATCTATTGTTTCATCCATTATTTCATCTATTGTTTCATCCATTATTACATCCATTGTTTCATCTATTGTTTGATTAGTACCAAAATTATTTATTGTTTCATCCATTGTTTCATCTATTGTTTCATCCATTGTTTCATCTATTATTTCATCCATTGTTTCATCTATTATTTCATCCATTGTTTCATCTATTATTTCATCCATTGTTTCATCTATTGTTTCATCCATTGTTTCATCTATTGTTTGATTAGTACCAAAATTATTTATTATTTCATCCATTGTTTCATCTATTATTTCATCCATTGTTTCATCTATTATTTCATCCATTGTTTCATCTATTGTTTCATCCATTGTTTCATCCATTGTTTCATCTATTGTTTCATCCATTATTTCATCCATTGTTTCATCTATTGTTTCATCCATTATTTCATCCATTGTTTTATCTATTGTTTGATTAGTACCAAAATTATTTATTATTTCATCAGTATCAGAATTATTTTCATATAAATTATTATTTATTTTATATAAATCAATGATATGATTAATAAAATTATTATTAATTTTATTTTCATATAAATTTATATTAAAATAATTATTTGTTATAATTTTAAATAAAGTTTTTAGTTTAAAATATTCAGTTTTATATTTTTGATATTTAGATAATTTTATTGAATTATTAATAATATTATTATCATTATCACAAATATTATTTAAATTAATTGTATTTTTATTAAATATTTTGGTTTCTAAATTATTATTATAAAAAGATAAAACTTCATTACATTCACAATTAAAATTATCTAAAGTATTTATTATATTATCAACATTATTAAAATTATCAATAATTTTATTTGCTCTAATATTTGCAAGTATTGATTCAAAATATTCATTAAAAACTAAATGAATTAAATCCACATCATCTAAATTAAATTTATTTAAATATAAAAGTTCATAAACTAATCCAAATGAATTTTGATAATCAAAAATATCAATAGTATCATTTAAAAATTTATAATTTTTATTTATTTCTGGTATTTTTTGTGTCAAACTCATTTCAATATTAATTAATTTATTTTTATGTTCAATCATATTATAAAAATAATTTATTGATTGTAAATAATTTTCATAATTATAATAATTTTTTAAATTTAATGAAATTAAAATCTTATTGTAAATATCAAATATTGTATGAAAATCATTATAATTTAAATAATAATATTTTTTATAAATAAATCCAAATTTTAATGATTCAATATTAATAATTAAATTATTTGATGAATAAAATAATATACCTAAAATTTCACAATAAGATTTTAATGTATACAAATTATTATTTATGTTTATTAATAAATTCAATAAATTATAGTTATTTTTTTTTAATATTTCTTCATAATATTTTATTTTATTTTGATTAATACATAAATCAAAATTATTCAAATTATTATTAACAAAATTATTAACATAATTAATATAATTAATATTAATAATTTTATAATTATTTAAAAAAACTAATATTAAGTAAATATCAAAAGTTATATTATTTAATGAGTAAAAATTAAAATCAGTAATATTAAAAAGTATTTTATTTAATATTGAAAATTCTTTAATAATTTCAATATATTTATCATTTAATAAATTATTCCAAATAAAATTAAAGATTAATAGTAATTTTTTAATATAAATAGTATTTTTCATATTAAATTTTAACTTAATTTTTTTTTGAAATAATTTATTTGTTGAATAATTATAAATAAATTTATTAATTAATATTTTAAAATTAAATATTGAAACATGAATTATTAAATAATATAAAATAATTTCTAAAAATGCATATGGTTCAAAATAACAAATTTTAATATCTAAATCAAAATTTAAATTATTATTAGTAATTTTATAACTTGATTCAATATAATTAAAAACTTTATTATTTAATAAATAAAATTTTTCATTATTTAATTGATAAAATATGTTTGAAAAATTATTTATTTTTAAATTTAAATTATTAAAATCTGAATAATCATTACAATCATTAATTAAATTATTATTTAAAAAATATATAATAACATAAAAATTATAATTAATATTTTTTAAATAATAAGTTATATTAATTTTATCTATATGATTATAATTTTGTTGTTGATTAATTGAAAGATAATTACTAACAATTAAATTTATTTTTAATTCAGTATTATCATTATAATTATCATTAAATAATTTTATATTTTTAATTTTTTTAGATATATCATTAAAATTTATTGAATCTAACACACAATAAATTTCAATATTATTAATTAAATTATTATAAATATAATTAAGTGTTGTAATATTATTTAAATATAATTTAGAATTAGATAATTCCTTTGTGATATTAAAAAAACAATTAATTTTATTTAAAACATCATATTTTATTTTATTAATATTTGAAGTTATCATATATTAATTATAAATAATATATATATTATTATTAAATAATTTTATACCTTTTGAAATTTAAAATGCCGATTTTATAAGTAATTTTTCATACTAACGTCATCCAAGGTGTAAAAATTATAAAATATAAATTCTAACAATAAAATTGAAATTTAAAATCGGCATTTTAAATTTCAAAAGGTGTAAATATAATAAATATACAATAGTATATTTATTTGTCTAATAATAATAAAAACTTTGTATAATTAATAATATAACTATAATTATTAATGAATTTAGAAATAAAACAAAAATATGATAATTTTATTAAAATTATTGAAAATAAAGAATGGCTTGAACAACAACATGATAAAAAATATATTTCCAATTTATTAATTTATAATGAAAATATGGATTTAATAAATTCAACAGATAATAATCAAATTAATAATGAGTGTAAATGTGAAATATCTTCTGGATATATATCATTTTTATCAAATAATTCTAAAGATTTATCAAATAATTCAGACATAATATCAAATAATTCATTAAATAAAAATCAAATAAATTATTTAAATAATAAAATAGATTATAAAGATGAATTAAGTTTATTAGAAGATAATTTTATAATAAATAATAATAAAATAGAAGAAATAAGTGATAAAACAATTAAATCAGAATTTAAAAATTTATTTAATTATAATGAAAATTTATCAGAAATTAAAAAAAGCGACAATACAACAATAAATAATAAATTAGAAAAAATTTTTGCAAATACTTTATTAAAAAAGAATATACATTTAAATAATAAAAAAATAAATAAAAATATAATTAATAAAAATATTTATGATTTAAATAATTATATAAATAATGAAGAATATATAACAACAGAAAATTTATTAAAAAATCTTTCAAAATTTATTGAAAAAAATTTATTTGAAGAATCAACAATAGGATGGAATAATGAATTTAATATTTATATTATTAATCAAGATAAATTAATTAATAATTTAAAAAAAATTATTTTTACAAAAAAATATGAAATAAAATTAGGTTTTATTTTTAGAGATTATACAAATACAAAAGTATATAATGAAACAGATTTTACAAAATATTGGATAGGATATGAAAATATGTCAAATATGAATGATATTAAATTAATAAATTATTCAATTGATAATAAAGTATTATATTATTGTTTAAAAAATTTACTTATAAAATCAAAATTTAAAAAAAAAATTGGTAAAACATATTATAAATTTATTAAAAAAACTGTTCAAAATAATAAAAATACAAATATTATTATTGATTTAATATTTTATGTTGGAATTAAAAATACATAATATGTAAAAATAACATATAATATATTTAATATTATCAAAAAAAATATGTTTAATTAGTTTATAATTAAAATATATTAAAATGAATACTGATTTTATTATATGGGATGAAATAATTAGAGAAAAAGAATTAGAAAAAAATATAACATCAAAAGGAGATACAAGATATTATGATGATTCATGTAAAACAATTAAAAAATATGCAAAAGAACAAAATACAATTTATGATCCAATGACTAATCAAATATTATATGGAATAAATTCAAATATGCATGTATCAGGAGTTTCAGATGGTACATGTAATCAAATTAATCCTTATATTTTTAAACCTTCTAATATTTGTGGATTTGGTGCTGCAGGTGGTAATAGATGTGTTAAAGATGCTTATCCTGCAGCTTATAGTATTGAAAATTTTGATTCAAATAAATATTATTGTGACTCTTGTAATATAACTGAATTTATAATTATGATGCTATTAATAATATTATTTATTGGAATATTATATTCAAAATATACAAACAATAAATTATAAAAATATAAATTAAGTATAATAAAAAATTAATACATTTGCATTAAGAAAAGTATAACAGCATTTTTAAATGCATATTTTAGATATAATTTTTTAGACAATATTTATTTAAATTTTTTAAAAAAATATAATTTTTTATTATAATAAGTATAATTATATTTGTTATTTAAAATAAATTTATTTTTTATAATAAAGGCATTAGTTTTTTTTAATTTTTATTTTTTTCTATTTATAAGGTTAAAAATTATTATTTATAATATTTTTTATAATTATTTATCTTCTTATATACTTAATTAATAATAAGTCTTCTTATATACTTAATATATAAAATTGTTCTTAAATGCACTTATTATTTTAAATTATATATCTTACCTTATATACTTTTCTTAATGCAAATATATTGAAAAAAATTGAAATAAATTTATAAAGTATA